GAATGGCGACCCACCCGCGACTACGTTGGCCGCACCCGTGGGTACCACCTCTCCAGCTTGTACTCACCCGTGGGGTGGAAGTCATGGGCCGAGATCGTGGCCGAGTTCCTGAAGGCCAAGAACGACCCGCCTGCGCTCAAGACGTGGGTGAACACCGTTCTGGGTGAGACGTGGGAAGAGGAATACAGCATCAAGGTCGGCGCTGAGGGTCTGATGGCTCGCGTCGAGACGTGGAACCTGCTGATCTGCCAGCCGAAGGTGCTCATGCTCACCGCTGGCGTGGACGTGCAGGACAACCGCCTTGAGGCGACGGTCATGGGCTGGGGCGAGGGTGACGAGTCGTGGGTGGTTAACCACTCGGTCATCCACGGCGACCCCGAGCGCCCCGAGGTGTGGAAGCAGTTGGACGACCTCTTGGCTGTGCAGTACACGCACGCGGCTGGCGCTGACCATACGATGAAGGTCATGGCTGCGGCAGTGGACTCCGGTGCTCACACGCAGGCGGTCTACGACTATGCACGCCGTCGTCGCGGCTTCGTCATCCCGATCAAAGGTATGTCTGAGTCGGGTAAACCCGTGCTTGGCAAGCCGACCAAGCAGGACGTGAACCACAAGGGCGCGGTCGTCAAGGGTGGCGTGGAGCTGTTCCCGGTCGGCTCCGACACGGGCAAGGCTGTCATTTATGGCCGCTTCAAAATCACCGAACAAGGGCCGCGCTACATTCACTTCCCGCAGGATTTGACTGAGGACTATTTCAAGCAATTAACAGCAGAAACGCAGATAGTCCAGTATCAGCATGGATTTGCCAAGAAGAAGTGGGTAAAATCATCAGGCGCAAGGAATGAAGCGCTTGACTGTATGGTGTATGCTTTGGCTGCACTTGAGTATGTCAAGACGAAGTACAACCGTCTCACGCTTTGGAAACAGTTGGCAGCGCTTCTGCCTAAACCGGAACCTGAAGCTGAGGCCGAAATTGAAAACACGGCTGACGAGCCAAAAGTCGAGGAACAACCTGAACCGAAATTGCCACCGCGAGCAACAACGGCGAGGGCGAAAATCCCGACGAGGCGCGGAGGCAATAGCTGGATGAAAGGCTGGCGATGACCACTCTCTACCCGTACCCTCCGTATCAAACGACCAGCCCCGACAAGATTCTCAACCAGATTGAGCCTGTCCAGTTCACGCAAGGCGAGACGCTGAAGTGGTCGCGAAACTTCACTGACTACCCCGCTACCGCAGGGTGGACTTTGCGCTATGTGGCTGTTGGTGTCGTTGGCAAGATCACGATCAACAGCCAAGCGCCGACTGACCCAAACGACAGCGCGATCTACATCAACGTGCCCTCTGCAACGAGCGAAGGGTACACCCCCGGCTTCTATGAGTGGCAAGCGTATGTGATCTCCGCTGACGGCTCTGAGAAGCATCAGGTTCTCAATGGTGTGTGGACAATTCAGCAGTCGTTTGACGCGCTGAGCGGCGACACCGACACGCGCACGCACGCTCGCAAAGTGCTCGATGCGATTGAGGCTGTGATCGAAGGCCGCGCAACGAAGGATCAGTACGAATACCAAATTCAAGGCCGGATGCTGCGTCTCACGCCGCTGCCCGATCTCATCAAGTTTCGCCAGCTTTATAAGGCTGAGATGCAACGCGAAATTCAGGCAGCGAATGTTCAGGCCGGAATTGCATCTCGCAATAAAATTGTTGTGAGGTTCAATAAATAATGGGAATTTTTGACTTTTTCGGCGGCAAGCGCTCGCAGCAAAAAGCGCAACGTACCCCCATGCGCCCTGTGAAGGCCGTGGGGCGCAACTACTCCGTCTTCGAGGCGGCTGAGTTCGACCGGATGACCGCTGCGTGGTACGGTACCCGCACGTCCATCGACCGCGACATCTTCTTGAACTATGTGGCTCTCCGCGCACGCTCGCGTGACCTGAGCTACAACGATCCCTTCACCCGCAAGTTCCTGTCGATGCTCCAACGCAACGTCGTTGGGCATCACGGCTTTACGCTGCGCGTGACCCCGATGGACAACAAAGGCAAGATCGACGCGCTCGACAAGAAGGCGATTGAGGACGCGTTCGCCAAGTGGTGTACCCGCAAGAACGCCGATGTGACGCAAAAGCTGTCGTTCACTGGCATCTGTATGCAGGTCATGCGTGCCGTGGCTCGTGATGGCGAGTGCGTGATCCGCAAGGTGCGCAACCCTGATGTCAACGACTTCGGGTTCTCGCTTCAGATCGTGGACATCGACCGCCTCGACAATTACAAGCAGGACGAGCGCCTGCCCAACGGCAACATCTTGAAGATGGGTGTCGAACTCACGCCTTACGGCAAGCCTGTGGCTTACTGGCTGCGTCGTCGTCACCCCGGCGACTATCAGTACAGTGGCGAGGCCGACGAATTCGAGCGTGTGCCAGCCGACGACATCTACCACCTCTTCATGTTCGAGCGCCCTGAGCAGACCCGTGGTTTGCCTTGGGCCATCGCTTCGATGCTGCGCTTGAATCACTTGAAGAGCTACGACGAAGCGGCTGTTATCGCGGCACGAATCGGCGCGGCCACGATGGGTTTTTACAAGCAGACCGACACTGCTGCTGCGCCAGACTTCAACGCTGATGGCTTGGCTGATGATGAAGACCCAGTAGACGGCGAGCTGCTGATGGATGCTGAACCCGGCACCTTCCGCAAGCTGCCTCCCGGCTACGACGTGCAGACGTTCAAGGCTGAGTACCCTCAGAACCAATACGCATCGTTTGAGAAGGCGATGCTGCGCGGCATCGCATCCGGTTTGGACGTTGACTACAACACCTTGGCCAACGACCTCGAAGGCGTGAACTTCAGCTCAATTCGTCAGGGCGTGCTCGACACCCGCGACCAGTACAAGGTGCTGCAAAAGTGGTTCATCGAGTCGATGCTGGAGGACTTGTACGAAGAGTGGCTGAAGATGGCTTTGCTGATGAAGGCCATCAAAGGCCCGACCGGGATGCCTCTGCCGATTGAGAAGTTCGATAAGTTCAACACCGCAACATGGCATGGCCGTCGTTGGGAGTGGGTTGACCCTGCAAAGGACGCGACCGCGAACACCGAGCAGATCGCCGCTGGCCTCAAGTCGCGCACCGAGACTGCCAACGAGCAGGGCCGCGACATCGAAGACGTGTTCCAGCAACTCGCACACGAGCAAGAGCTGGCCGAGCAGTATGGCATCACTCTGTCGTCCGGCATTACCCCCGCGAAGGGTATCGAAGAGGTCGAAGGCTCCGGTTCTGGAGTCCAAGGTCAGGACGGTGGGCAGCAGGGGGATGCGAATAGCAAACCTGCTGCGAAAGCTCCGGGAAAAGGCAAGTAATCACGGTAATTGTTTGACTTTGAAAACTGGGTTATATTTCGCATATCCTTGAAAGGCTCTTATGGGCAAGAAAATTAAAATTGGCAATCAGTTCCGCGAGGCAGTATTCCAGCGGGACGCGATAGACGAAGAGGCACGGACTGCAACGCTGGCGTTCTCCAGTGAGCAGCCTGTCGCTCGTTACTATGGCAATGAAATTCTGGATCACGGTTCGTCTTCGGTGAGGCTTGGCCGCATCACCAGTGGCGCACCGCTCCTGATGGATCACGATACCCGCGACCAAGTGGGCGTGATCGAAAACGCGACGATTGGCCCCGACCGGGTGGGACGGGCTACGGTGAGGTTCGGAAAATCTCAGCGTGCGTCCGAAGTCTGGCAAGATGTCTTGGATGGCATCCGATCAAAAGTCTCTGTCGGTTACATGGTTCACGCCATTTCCGAAGATGGAGACGAAGACGACGATAATATGAACGGCGGGAGCCGTGAACGTAACTATCGCGTTACTGATTGGGAACCGTTCGAGGTTTCAATGGTGTCAGTCCCCGCCGATAATTCTGTCGGCATTGCGCGTTCCAGCGATGACAACGCGCACGAAATCGTCATTTCAACTCGTTCCAAAGGTAAATCCATGAAAGAAAAAATCCTTTTTGACGCACGCGGCAACAAAGTCCGTGCAATGGTCGATGACAACGACAAAATCGTTGAAGTCCTCGAAGTCCTCGAAGCTGTTGGTGCTCAGCGTACCGCTGAACCTGCTGCTCCTGTTGACATCAAAGTTGTTGAGAACAACGTCCTCAGCGTCGAGCGCAAGCGTATTGCCGACCTCGAAGCCGTTGGCGCTCAGTTCAAAATGTTCCAAGGCGAACAGATCGCTCGCGAATTCATCGCTGGCGGCAAGTCGGTTGACGAGCTGCGTGCTGCGATCCTCGAACGCGCTGGCAAGAAGCCTGTGCCGAGCGCTGACATCGGTTTGAGCGAAAACGAAATCCGTCGCTTCTCGTTCCTGCGTGCTGCTCGTGCGTTGGCTGACGG